GCCGAGTTCGTCAAAAAGTCGATCGATCGCCAGAAGCGCCGGGTTGCCGTCATGGACAGATTGACGCGAGAAGAAGCTCCTGCGCTGGCCGCCGAGGTGCTGACCAGAAAGCAACAGGCCGCCACTAAGTGGATGGCCTTCGTCTCCGACGAGGCGCAGTTCGCGATCATCAATCCGGACATGGCGACCCGAGCGATTGCCACCGGCGGCGGCTTGCCGGCCGGTACGCTGCGCGGCGAGGCGATGCGGTCATTCATGCAGTTCAAGTCCTTTCCAACTGCGATGATCACCCGCCACTGGGGCCGCCTGTTCGACACGCCGCAGGGGATGGACGGGGCGCCGGCTGGGTTTGGCGCGCAGACCGATACCGGCGCTGCCATCAATCGCATGGCTGTGTTCGCCGGCCTGAATGTCTCGCTGATGATGCTGGGGGCCATCGTGCTGCAGGAGAAGGCCATCCTCCAGGGCAAAGACCCCTACGACATGACCGAGCCGAAGTTCTGGGAGAGGGCCATGGGGCAGGGCGGCGGCCTTGGCTACGTCGGCGACTTCATCACCAAAGACCCGACCGAGCAGCGCGGCAACAACTTCGAGCAAGCCGGCGGGGTGCTGCTTGGCCCGTCCGGTGGGGCGGTCGCTGGCCTGGCCGGTGACCTGATGCTGACCAACGCCTGGGAGGCCGCCAAGGGCAAGGACACACACGCCGGGGCAGAGGCTTTGCGCTGGGCGAATTCGCAGACCCCTTACGTCGGGCTGTGGCAGGTCAAGGGCGCCTGGGATCACTGGTTCATGCATAACGCGCAGGAAGCAGTAAATCCCGGGTATCTGGCGCGGATGCGTTCGCGGGCCATGAAAGACTGGAACCAGGATTATTATTGGACGCCAGGAGAGGCGCTGCCGCATCGGGCGCCGGATTTTTCTGCAGTTACAGGAAGGTAATTAAAAGTGCCACCTTTTTGGGGTTGCATGTAATTGGATTTGTCAGACAATTTAGTTATCAACATAGGAGCAACCAATGGAAATTGATAAACAGGAAATTGGTCTGGATTCGTATCTTCAATTAACTGAAGGGAAAAGACCGAAAATTGTTCTTATAACGAATGCATTCGTTATGAATGACGATACTTTAGGAACAACCGTCTGCGACGAACTTCGCATTCCTTTGGAAAAATTGTTTGACAACTTTAAAAGCGAAAGTCTTCTGCTGCCTGAGCAAAGAGACGAAGCGGTAAAAATCATCCGCCGCTTATCCGAAAGGTTGATAAAACAGCTAAACACATATCCATGAGACAAGATCAATACGAGAAGCTGCAGGCGCTGTCCGAGCGCCTGACCGATACCTTCCTTGAAGAAGGCGACCCGGACCGCTGGCCAGGGCATGGCATTGAAGTGGCCACCATGGACAAGCAGACGCGCGGTGACCGCTATTGGTGCAAGAAGAACGCCGTTGCCACGCTGTCGCTGATCGACCGAGTTGGACGGCTGACCGGAGATATCCAAGCGGCCAGCGCCGCCGGCGCCGGATCGTCCGCAGTGCCTGAAGGGGATGGCGACGAAAGCAGCCTCGATGCCGAGATCAACGCCGCCGAGAAAGAAGCCGCCAAGCTGCTGAACCAGATCCACGACCAAGCCAAGAAGGCGGAATTCGACAAGCGCGTTCATGGTAAAAAATGAGGTCAGTTTCGTGGCCTTCTTCCTCATGTGGGCCAAGCTCATGGGGTGGAAGGTTCCACTGCTGCACATCCGATTCTGCAACTGGCTGGAGACATGCGCCGATCCGGTACGTGTGCTAATGGTCTTCCGGGGTGCGTCGAAATCGACCACTTATGCGGTGTACAAAGCCTGGAAGCTGTACCGCAACCGCAACAGCCGGTCACTGATCTGGGCGGCCGATGGCGATCTCGCCAAGAAGCTGACCCGCGACACCCTGAACGTACTGCGCCGGCATCCGCTGTGCGCTGGCATGCTGCCGCCGAAACCTGGCGCGCAAACCTTCTGGGTGAATGGCGCGGCCGATGCGCGGAACGCCAGCATGAACGCGGTCGGGGTCAATCAGAATGCTACCGGCAGCCGGGCCGACGACATCGACTATGACGACGTTGAGGTTCCGAAGAACATCAAGACCGCCGAGGCGCGCAGCAATCTGCGGATGAAGATCGAGGAATCAACATTCATTGCCGTCCCTGGAGCGCAGGAAACCTATATCGGCACGCCGCACACGCATGATTCGATTTACCCGGAGCTTGTCGAGGCCGGCGCCGCAGTGCTGAAAATACCCCTGTTCGAGAACTCCGTCCGCTACGAGCAGACCGATCGGGCGCTGCGCTATCGCATCCCTTTTTCGGTCGGTGACGATGGTCTCTACGTGATCACCGGGATTCACAAGTTTGCCCGGCTGCTGACGGAAGGCGAGGACTACCGCATCGATGGCGACGAGGTTGTGTTCGCCAAGCCGCCCTGCGTGGTGCTCGACCTCTACGCGTATTGCGCCTGGCCTGAGCGCTTCACCCGCGAGGACATCATCAAGCGCCGCCGCAAGACCCGGACGCTGAACTACTGGGACAGCCAATACATGCTCGAAGCAAAGCCGATCACCGAGACGCGCCTCGACCCGGCGCGCATCATCCCCTACGCCGTCGAGCCGGTCATCCGCTACGCCAACAAGACGGCCAGCATGTACCTCGGCAACATCAAGATTGCCGGCATGACTGCGCGCTGGGATCCATCCTCCGGGAAACTCGACAGCGACGTGTCTGCATTCGCCATTGATCTGCAGGACGAACACGGCAGGCACTATCTGCACCGCACCCAGCAGCTGGTCGGCGACGTGGCCGAGTTCGCCGAGGACGGCAAGCGCATCATCGGCGGCCAGGTCTGGCAGATTTGCGATCTGGTCGAGCAGTTCCATATCCCCCGCGTGGTCATCGAGACCAACGGCATCGGCGGCTTCGCTCCGGCTGTCTTAAAGGCCGCGCTCAAGCAGCGCCGGCTGATCTGCGGGGTCGCTGAAGAACAGGCCGTGGCCAACAAGAACAAGCGAATCCTGGAGGCCTACGAAGGGCCGATGTCGTCGGGAATGCTGTGGGCGCATACCTCTGTTCTCGACGGAGAGTTCTGGGACCAGATGAAGGATTTCAACCCGGAAACGAAGAACCAGGCCGACGACTACATCGACGCCGGGGCCGGGGCCATCGCCGATGCACCGCAGCGCATCAACATCACCCAGCGCGATAGCGATCCGACGCCGAAGAATCACCACTGGCGGACCAATTCAGGCGTGCATGAGGTCGTCTTCGAGAGGTAGTCGGGAAACCGTTTGGCGGTCGGAATGACACTTCTGGGCAATCTGATATCGAGGTTGCCCTATGCCAGTACCCGCCCAAGCTACCCTGTTCAATGAGTCGGTCGCCAATGGCTTGACCACCTCTTTCCCATATCAGTTCATGATCGCCGATGCGGACGACATCACGGTCGAAGTCGACGACATCATCGTGACGACTGGCTTCGCCGTGACCGGGGTCGGCTCGCCGACTGGCGGCGCTATCGAGTTCGCCGTCGCTCCGGCAAACGGATCGACCGTGCTGCGCTACCTGGACCCGGTGTTAAAGCGCGTTGAGGATTACCAGCAGCTCGGCGATTTCAATTCCGAAACCATTGACCTCGACCTCGACCGCATCTGGCTCGCGATCCAATCGTTTCAGGCCCGCGTCGGCCGTGCAATCAAGCTGCCGGTCGCTACGAACGGCGACCAAACACTGATGGAGAACGCGGCTGAGCGCGCGAATATGGTGATTGGTTTCGACTTGTCAGGAAATCTAAAGTTGTTATCACCGGTCGAAAATCCTCTTCTAGCGGAAGAACTGGCGAGTACATCCGATGGAAAAGGCGTTGCGCTTGTCGGATTCAAGCAATCCGGAACTGGCGCTGTTGCGCGCACCGCACTAAGCAAGATGCGCGAGACTGTAAGCGTCAAGGATTTCGGCGCCATTGGTGACGGGGTCGCCGATGATACGACGGCGATTCAAAATGCCGTGAATGCGGCAATGGAATTAAATGGAGTTGTTTATTTCAACGGACCCGCTGTATATAAGATAACGTCACCAATTACAGTAAAGGTGACACGCGACCTTATAGAAGAAACTCCCGGTGCTGCTCAGTATTCAGACAACTGCGCGGCTTCTCTAATCGGTTTTGGCTCTCCAATCATCAAAGCAAGCGGCACGCTGGCGCATATGGTAGAACTGGTATTTGATACTTCGGACAGTGATATTGCTCCGTTCTACTCAAAAGTTCAAGGGCTAGGGTTTGATGGAAGCAATACAGCATCAATCGGAATCAAGTCTAATTATTGCTTGGGAGTTACTTACGAAAACAATAGATTTTGGAATTTGCCTGTTGGCATTTCCTATACAGGCTATGGTGTTTTTCGTGCGCTGTTCAATAATTTCAAATGCTCAACCGGCATAAAATTATCAGGGGGCGGCGGTGATTCGCTGATATTTGGCAATGATTTTTACGCCGCAGCAAACAGCACATCAGGACTCGTCTTTGAGTATTACGGCGGAAATTCTCGCGTTATATCAAATGTGTTCACGAATCAAGACGGCTACACAACCACGTTTGCCGTTAAGTTAGACGGTACAACCGCACCCGGAACGGAAGAAGTGCGGAACGTCAATATCACTGATAACGAATTTTGTGGGTACACGACATGTATTTACGCAGTAGGCAAAGGAAGCGGAACTTACAACGTATATGACTGCGTTATTAGGGGAAACCATACACTGCCTTATGGGGGAAGCAATCCGGGTAAGTTGCTAGAGGCAATTGATTGTTCTGGTTTCAATATTTCGAATAACAAGTTCAACTCAATTTCATATAGTTCAGCCACGGAAACATCGGGCCTCGCTCTTACTAGAACGCTTGATTTTAAAATCAGTGAAAATCACTTTGAAAACTATAGCAATTCTGCACTTCGTCTAACTGATTGTGTTCGCACAACCGTTTCTAACAATTCGTTTTACGACAATGGAAAACTTGGTGCGAGTTATGAAGTTGTACGAGTTGGTGGCGGTTCTTCGTCGAGAAATTACTTTCTAAATAATCGTTTTTATCAGTCGAGTGACTCTTACGCGGAAAACGGAATTGTCGAATTATCTGGCGTGAACGCAACGTTTGCTTATAGAAATACTTTTCTAGGTCTTAATAGACCATATACGATTGTTGGTGCGGCATCCGTTATGAAATTAGAAGATGACGGGACTGCTGCGCCAACAACCGGCTACTGGAATACCGGAGACATAGTGTGGAATCGTTTGCCAAGTGCGGGCGGCGCTCCGGGATGGGTTTGCGTTGTTTCAGGCGCTCCTGGGACTTGGAAGGCCATGCCAAACCTTGCGGCATGACGACAAACTTGGATTTTTGATATGGACCAACAGCAACTTTTCAACGTCCTATTTGCCCTCGTTGGCGTCCTTGGTGGCTGGTGGATGAAAGCCATGTGGGAGGCGATTAAATCGCTTGAGCAGGCCGACAAAGCACTCAGTAATCAAGTTGCCGATATCAAGGTTCTGGTGGCTGGAGGATATGTCAGGACAGAGCAATTTGACAGCTTGAGTAAAGCGATATTTGCCAAGCTCGATCGCATCGAAGACAAACTC